GTCCTGGGGTCAGGCAGGGTCAGTGGCGAACGCTCTGCCGCATTGGCCCTTGCCGCGGCACCCTGGCGCTGAATGTTGGGGTTGCCAAAGAATGGTTTGCTTAAATCGTCCTGGCTGGTTACTTCCCCACCATCATCAAAATGCTGTACTGCTCCGCCTGCTTTGTACTCTTGTACTGGTGGCTTTGGTTGAATTTGATACTGTTTAAGTTCTTCAGGTATTTCGGGTATTGGTCTAATTTCTGGGTTATTAACTGTTTGTGCAACTTGATGGTTGACAGAATGCTGGCCCAAAATATCTGCTTCTTGGTTGGTAATAAATCTAGGTAAATTTAATCCAACTTTATTTCCATGCGACTTTAAGTTGTTAGCATAATCTGACACCTTGTTAAGATCAAACAAATTGGTATTGTACAAATCACCCACGTCCCCATAGTTTCCTGACCTTACAAAGTCATCCAAATACGGTTTGTACTTTTCTTGATACCCTGGGTATTTTTCCTCTCGGTCTAATGAATACTGACCTTTCCAGTCATTGCTTGGTGGCTTAATTTCCAATACATCAGTGGGCAATTGATGCCCTAATGACTTGGCCGCATCAGAATACGCACGTTCAACACGACTATGTGTTGGGTACTCGTCTTGATTTTGGGCCCATTCTGTTACCTGCTTATTGATCAGTTTCTGATCTTCAGCGGGTAATTGGGTTATGTCCCGCATATTAAAATTACGATGTTTTGTTTGTATTTGGGCGTGAGGTTTACCTTCTTGGTCAATCAAAGCATACAAACGATTGCCAACGTCATGCCTGCCGTAGTCTTCTGCCGCCCAATCATTCTGGGTACACAACCCAAGGGTTTTACCTATACCTTTGCAAAACTCTTTGTTTTCTGCCGATGACATTGTGTCGGGCAATTCAATCCATTGATGTTCATCATCATACTTTTTATGTACATTGGCTGATAAATTCTTTTTTTGTTGCTCCGCCTCAAGCTTTGCCAATTGGGCGGCCAACTCATCTTGATATTCGGAATGCCTAGCCACTGCTTGAGCCACAGACACGTTTTTCAAGCTTTCAGCAGGCAATCTGCCTTCAAATATGTCATTTAACAATGTTTCGGTAACTGGCTTGAAGTTTAATGCCTGTCCACCATCAAGGTTGTAAATGGGTTCATTAGGTGCTTTCTTTTCAAGCCATGGATGTTCACCCACAACACCAGTTCTTCTAATTTCAGGTTTCTCTCTGGATAATTTTTCTCTAAGATTTGGACTTAATTTGTTTAGGTCATCTTCCCAATTTTTTAATGAGGCTTTGGCCTCTGCTTCAGTGTGAACTTTATGTTCTCCATATTTTCCAAAGTCAACTACCCATGACGGTTTACTTTGGTAATAAGATGCAGGTTCACTTTCAATGTGCAAATCAGCACGATCTTCCCATGACTTACCCATAGGGGTTTTAGCCATGCCCTCTACAGGCATACCCACTTCTTGCCTTCTTTTTTTGACGCCTTCAATGTAAGGTTGGTGTGCTAATTGATCTGGCTCAAGGTGAATCTTAGTTTTTTCATCAGCTTGCTTACGCAATGGGTCAAAAGGTGTGCCCATCTCATTCTTGACATAATTACGCAAGTTCTTATTCAACCATTCATGCACTGCTGAATAACCTGGCAATCTTTTAATTAAGTCTGTGTAATCCCGTATTTCTTGTTCTGTGGCGGGCACATCAAAAAACGGTGAATTTTTATTTTGTTCTAAATTGTATTGGTGTTGTCTCAACGTATTTTCTAACCACAACTTATCGTCTATTGAATAACTTGGCCTCATGTCATCAATCATGCGATCAACTGTCTTGTCCAGCCAGGCGCCACCTTTCAGTGGTTTAAGCACACCAGACACGCCCATGTTCATGTTGAGCATTTGCTCTGTGGCCATTGTTTGGAGCAGGTCGTGCGCGGCTTTGTTTGTAACCTTTGCAGGATTCTTGGGGTCACCGTAGGCCATACGGGCCAAATCATCAAACCGTTTACGGGTATCGGTCATTTGCCCCAAAGATTGCTGTATGACGCCTAATGGGTCAGAGGCAATGTTTTTGACCTGGCGCTTGGCATAGTCTCCAGCAGAATATAAGGCGGGTAGAACACCGCTAAGTAAACCTTCAGGCATTTTGACCTCGTAGGACTAAACTGACCACATTATGCCTAAGGTTTGGGGTTTGGTCTAGTAAGCGCATAATCATTGAGCGTATGGATTACCGCGGCGTTTGACCATCCCAGCGTCAATCAAATCATCCTCGTCATAGTCTTCTGGTGCGGGCCCATCAATGTCCAGCCAGTGCGAATCCCTCAAGTACCTCAATGCTTGAGTCATTGCGTCCACGTAATCGTCGTGTGCTGATTCAGGAAATGAACACACTTGGCTTATCATCCCTTCGGCCCAATCACGCACATAACCCTTGTTCTTAGAGCTTTCAGGCACCCATACACGTCCTGCGGCAATGATGTTGGACACAATGTTCAGCCGTTGCGTCTTGTCGGCTTTGCCTGGGTTGTACCCACGAACAGGCAAGTGAGCACGTTGCAGGTCCTGTATAAGGCTGATACCCGCGGCTTTGTCCTCCACCAGGATCAAGTCAACCCTCTTCTTGTCTTTACCCTCACCGTAGACTACCTCGAACTCTTCGATCACTTTGGGGCGCAGGTCAGGATACTGTAAGCGGTCTTGCCAGCAGTCGATCACCATCACGCTCATTGGACCGTCAGTGGGCTTGAACACCCCAAACACAATATTTGCCGTCGCGTCATTCTGCGTCTTGTCCGTGAAAGCCACGTCATAGGAACTTAATATGTACTCAAACTTGGGGAACTCTTTATGTGGCGGCCACAACCTGAACATAGAACGCTTGATAATGCCAGTGTCTTCTGGGTCCAGCACCTCTGCATAAATCTCCTGGCGTCCCAGCTTGGTGCCCTCATAGCTAAGAATCTGTTTCTTAAAGCTTGGGCTTAAATTCATCAGGTTGGTATAGGTGGACGCCGTTGTCAACGCAACATCATCACCAGCCCGTCCTATCAGGTCCACAATCAAATCTTTTGGCCTGGGGGTAGTAGTGACTATGATCCTGGTGCGCTGGCCCAGACGGACGCTAAACTGCACCTGGTCCCATGTCTCTGTGATGTAGTCATATGCGGCCAACTCATCCAGCCAGGCTCCATGCCACTGCGGCCCCCTGAATCTGTTGGGCTCAGATGCTGGTATGCCGCCAATGATTGACCCATTGATCAACGTGATCTGGCTAATACTTTTGTTGTAGTCTCGGATCAGTATTTCAGGGATGACAGCAAGCAGGCCAGACTCACCCTCAAAGCAAGTACCGCGTATGTCAGCGCTTGTGGGGGCCGCTACAAGCCAGCGTGACTTAGGGATACTCCAGGCCCACCAAGCCATGTTCTCCGCGGCCAGCCTCGATTTACCCGCCCCCCTGCCCGCAATAACCGCCCATATGGACCACCACTCCCCCGTGGGCTCGATCTGGTGATCGTGAGCGCTTGCTAACCAGTTCATGCGCCACTGGAATGCGGCCAGGTCCTCAGGCGCCAGCTTGGACAACGTCTCCTGGATCTCTGGGTCCTTTAGTTTGGCCTCGATGTCATCTAGTATGTCAGCTTGCATTGCTGGCTAATTGACGTTTCATTTCGACGTTCTTGATCATGCTGGTCACAATCTCTTTGGCCATGACGTCCACCACAAGCGGGTTATTCGCGTCTCCAGTGTGTTTGAGCACGTCCCCATACTTAGTGGCCTTGAGCTTGGATGCAACCCATTTGCGGGCGTCTATGCGGTTCTTTTGCCACTGTACGTAAGCAGAATCAATCCGAATGTTGCCGTCTTTGTCAGTGATCTGGTACGGCAGTTGGTCAGCAATGTCCACGATTTCGTCAGCGTGAGTCTCAGCCTGGTCTTCACGTGCGCGAGCGTATTGGTTGCAGAAATCTGGTTTATCCAACAACCAACGGTAAATCGTCACCCTATCGGGCATGTTGTCATCCAGTACGATCTTACGTAAGCTTTCCCCTTCAGCTATACGTACACATATGACCTGGGCTATGTGTTCAGTGTATGTTGATGGCCGTCCACGTTTATTAGGCGGCGTTGTTGTCAGCTTTTTGTCAGGCATTCCCTATTCTCCGAAAGTCCTATGCACTGCGAGTAAGTGTAACTATTTTGGTTTATCCCTGCAAGATGCGATTCTTGAGGCGTTTTATCGACTGCTTGTGATAATCGATCTCATCTGCTTGTAATGCCAATTTGTTTTCCAGGTATCTTATGCGGCTTTGGGCGTATTCCACCCAATTCATCCACTCTACGTCTTGTACTTGTTCCATGGTGGGCGCCTTGGGCGGTCCTGGTGGCTTTGTGCCCTTGGCGCTGACTATCTTCTGTTTTGGGTAAAGCTTGTCTTCTTTTGGCTCGACTGGGGTCCGTTTTCTTTTTGTAACAGTATCGATTAAGGTTTTGGCCATTTGTTTACTCCAGGTTAAGATTATTAACTATTTGTTAATTATACCTAAAAGGTTGCTGTTTGCTACCAGGGTTTCGTTATTTACAACGTCATATCCCAAATAGTTCAACAACCCCGTAAGGTCCTGGCCTGTTTGTAAAGCATATGATAACACGGCGTGTGCAGTGAAATCTTCACCAGCATTGAAAAATTCTAATTCTTTGAAGTTCATTGTGGGTCCAATAAAAAAGGGGCCGTAGCCCCGTGGTTGTTAAGCAAACACTTCCTCTACATCGATCACATTGGCTTTAAGCTTTGCCATGCCGTCTGCAAGGCTCCACACGGCGCGATTGAGCTTGACGTTCTCATTGACACCTGAGACGCCTCTTGTGTGCATCCTGCGGCCTGTGGTGGTCTTTCCTGATACCCCACCCTTGATCATGTTCTCTTGGACGCGGTTAAACGTGGTCCAGAGGTCAGAACTTACGTCTTCGTGGCGATTGGCCTGGAGAACTCGTTCAGCGGTCACAGGCGCCTTATCGTCCCAGCGCAACTGCAATGCAGTGTTGGCAAACAACTCTTGCTCTGATCTGTTCAATGTAATACTTTTGAACTCACCAATGCTGTTGCTGATTTGCTTGACGTTGTCCAATACTTTGAATGAACCCTCGATCACGTCATGGACCACATTGCCGCTGTGGCGTACACGAACGTCAGACTGGATGTCACCAGCGATTAAACCGTTGGAGCACACAAAGCGGAAAAAGCCAGCCAACAATTGGTATGAGCTTGTGCCGTCATGGCTGTTGATCAACACCAACTCAGGCACTTCACCCTGGGATGCAATAGCATCAGGATGGCGCAGGCGGACCATGTGCTTGGTGAACTCGCGCTTGGCCAGGTCACGGCAATTGGTTTGGCGCACCTCAAAAGCCTCGAAACCCTCATTGCGTAAACCGTCAATTACTTGCAATGTAGGGATGAATGTGTAACGGTCACCGCGGGACTCATGGGCATTGTCGGCCAATACGCTTGGCGCAAAGCGAGCAATCTGCTCATTCGACAAAGGGTTGTTTGAACGATATGCTGATTGCTTGGAAGAAGTTGAAAAACGATACATGATTTAATCCTTTAAAAATGTTTCAAATAAACTGCGATATGCAGTGATTGGTATCTTAACAGAAAGTTAATAGCCTTGTCAACTCTGGGGTTATTGTTCCGCAATAGGTAAATCCAAAATGGCTTTTAAGCCAGCGAACAATTGCTCGGTTTCTGCTCGCGTAAAGGTTACATGCATTGTTGCATGGTGAGCCTGAAGACTTAACCATACGCTGTCGTTGCTCCACTGGGAGACTGCTACGCGGACACCGTCTTCGGTGCGGACGATTGTTTCGATTTCTTCGTTCATACCATTTCCTTTTTCATTTGTTCCCACTCTTTTACAGTGATCATTTTTACTTCTGTCTCATCCCAACGACTGAGGTGATCAAAAGCCTCGCAAGCTTGCTTGATAGTCATTGGCATAGTTGGCCTCCACAACTTCAATGCACCAACATATGTGTCTCTACGAATCACAATCCATTCTTTGCGACCATTTGGGTTTGATCCAACTCCACGATTTCTGCGTGATGTTCTGACTATTGTTCCGCAGGCTGATGAGTATGTCATTTTGGTTCCTTTAAGCCCCCCTAAGGGGGCAGTTGGTTTAACTATATTTTTTAATGAATGCTTGCAGTTTACGTACTTCAGCTTTAGCCCATTTTTTTTGTCCTGGACCGTTCTCTCCACGCAAATCTTCTGCATTCCAATGTGTCTCGTTAGGATCAATGAATAATCCTAAAACGTATTCAGCCTCATGCAAAATTTCAGCATCTGTATAGTCTTCAATTTCTTTTTTGTCATCAGTAGAAATGTTGTCTAGTGTGTAAGCCAATTCAGAAATTGACATTGCTGATTTAATGATTGCTCTTGTCATTGTGTACCCCTTAGTTTGAACGGGCTTTGGTAGTAGCTGACAAAATGTTGTAAGTCACTGTGGTGTGCTTTTCAACAATTGAGGCGGGTATGTTTACCTCTTTGGCGGCTTTGGCCCAGGATACAGATTTCTTCTCTGGGGTGTTGGTTATGTTAGTTACAAACAAGGCTCCAACGTATGTGCCTGCACCCAATAATTTGAGTTCGTCTTTTTTGGACTCAAGTTCTGCTTGTTTGTTTTTGATCTCTTCTTCTAAGAAACCAATTTCGTCAACGATTGCGAGGGTAACTAATGTTGCTGTTGTCATGGTGTTTTCCTTTGTGTTTCAAATAACCTGCTCTGTTGCAGTAACGCTATCTTAACTCAAAGTTAATATCCTACGCAACTGTAGGGTTATTAATTAATTCAATCACTCGTTTGATTGTTGTATTTAACGCATCATCCATGTCCATTTTTTTAATGCCCCACATTCTTTTCTGCCCGTGCCAACCCAGCATAGGACCCTGGTGACAGTCCCAGCACAGGGCCACCACTGTGTATTGGTTTCCTTGTTTAACGTGATGGGCACTGCTGGGGCCAGCCGCATCACATACAGAGCAGGGTAACAGCTTAACCAGGCCAACGTAATCGCGCTCTTTTGTTGTTAGGCTGTTGTTCATACCACCGCCTTATCAAATGCCCTGTTGCTAGCCTCCTGGGACCGCCACACGTCGATTCTTGCTTGGGCGGCAACCAGTTGCCACCTTAGTTGCTCTTCAAGCTGTATGGCCTCTTTA